TAGTTTGAACTCTCAACTGACTTTAAAAATGGTTATTATTATGGTGGAAATACAAAGAAAGGCGAAAGAGGTATACATTTTGATGATATTGCTGATAAAAGCAATAAATGTTCATGTAAGTTGTGTACAGATCCAAAAGCATCAAATATTGTTAAGTATTTTAAAGATCTTGATGTTGGTGAACGTAGAACACATAATCGTTACAATACTAAACAAGCTTTGTGTAAACTTATACAAGTAGTAAAAACGTCTAGATTATTTTTTAAGACCAGATTAGAAAATGAAAGCATGTTTTTAAAACATGGTATCGTTTCTCAATCTGTAGCTTTGAAAGTGTGGTTGAAAATATTTCCTAGAACATCAGTTCGTTTTAATCCTATAAGATTAAACTACTCTAATAAAAACCCAAAGATAAAAGAGGTTAATAGTACTTTTATAAATGGCTTTGGTCACTTTAATCAACCAACTACAAGAAAAAGTCATTGGGAAACTCAAGCATTGCAAATCTCTCCAACTTATTTTTTCAAAGTTTACATGAAAGGTTTGGGTAGGCATGATGTTGAGGTTGGAGGTAAAAAAGTTTTTATAGCTGACGTTAAATCACTACCTCAAGATAAAGATATATCTACAAATCCTAATATAAAACTATATCGAGCAATTGTATATTCTGCTTATAAAGAATATGTAGATACTCACTATGAATGTGTTATTGCAACATATGTAGTTAAAGATGGTGAGGGTACTATTGACATGAATGGTACTGCTAGACAATTAGAATATATTCCTCCTCATGTTGCTATTAGTGGTGTTACTGCACCTTACGGTGAATTAACACTAGCAGAAAAGAAAAGACTTGGAAGAATGATAGAACAAAAGATAGCTAAAAATAATCTTCAGATTTTAAATGCTATCTAAAGTTTGAGGTTGGGCGAAACTCCTATGTGGGACATGAAGTGGTTGTTCCCAAATGCCATATCTGTAATGTTAAAAATATCCTCAACTCTATTTGTATTTTTAACAATTATTAAAAGCAATCGCCCATAAATCGATTTTGCTAAAGATATGGAAACCACTTACTAAATTTTCAAAGGAGATAATTATGAAAAAATTAAAAAAAGAAATAAAGAACTCAGTTTGTTATGCAACTGAAACTGAGTTTAAATGTTACAATCAAGGGATGCATGATTATTTTGCTCACGGAGTTGTGCAATTAAACTGTGATGAAAATAATATATATCCTATTTGGTATAGTAGAGGATTTATTTATGCATCCAAATTAGATAAATTGCCTAAATCATGAATAAGTTAAAAGCAGTTAGGCTGATCATGGTTTTAATATCTTATCTTTATTTAGTAGTGGGTTCAATCTTGCTACTAAATACAAATACATCTTTTACTTCAATGTCACCTTTAGATTGGTTGATGGCTTTAATTGGTGCAACTTTTGTGCTGATAGGTTTGTTTTTAACCATGTTAAGTGGTGATATTAAAAATTAGGGGGCAGTAATGCCCTCTATTCCCTCCCCTTTGTTGCGTATCTGCAACACTCCCCCAACAAAAATCAATATAATTTCAGAAATTTCCAAGAAAAGTTACCTCAGAAAGTTATACGCTTTTAAAATAAATTTTTTTATTCAGGGCTGTAATTGTCGTAGATAGGATCGATCAGCATTGTGTTTAACCAGCCGTCAAAAATTATTTTTTTTCGGCAGCCAACGGCAACGAAGGTAGCGATATTCAGGCTGCGTATAAAATAAAAAAAAATTTATTTTTTTTGGATCTCCTGGGATACTCAGTGATAAAAAATTAAAAGTGCATGTGAACTTTTTGAACTACGGGAAGAAAGAATAAAAAAAAGGCACTAGATTTTAAGTGAGGTTCTAGTGCCTTAGAGGAGATAATATTGAGAAAAAAACTAATTCTAATATTATAATTAATAAATAACTGTTACGAAGCTAGGTGTCAAGTAGATACTGGTCTTAACATATCGTCACCATCACACATTGTGTAGTTGGATTTTATCCTATCATATAAGAAACTGCATTGACCTTGCTTACCTACCCAACTATATCGACACTTCCAAATATGAACGTCTGTTTGTGTAGTAGTGGATGGATTAGGTCTGTTTATAGTAACTCCACAATCTGCTTTAGAAAAAAAACTTGCTGATCCTGATATGTCATAACCCTTGGGAACTGGTATAGATCCATCCTCTCTTCTCATCATTTTAGTAGGATGAGCAACAAACCAAATATGTATATCGTGAGCTTGGGCAAATGACCTCAACGAAGATAGCATTTCAGATACCCAATCAGTTTCTTTATCAACTTTATATTTAGATATATAATTATACGGATCGATGATAGCACCCCTACATCCATATCTTTGCACAGAAACTTTTAATCTTTCTATTATACTATCAATTGTAGATAGCGATCCATCTGCTTGATATAAAAAGAAAAAATGCTTTCGTACAAAATCTAAACCACTTTGTAATTCTTCTTTTGTCATCCTTTCGTTTGTGCCTTTGAAAAAAGGTTTGCCCAAATGTTTACTAATTAATTTTGCTATATGTATTCGTGGTTCATTTTCAAACGAACATACTGCAAACTTCCAGTTCTCTTTCTTAGCAATATTGTACATAATTTGATCTATAAACTCCGACTTACCTGATGAGGGATGCCCAGTTACAATAGATAACTGCCCTTGAACTATCGTGTATAAATCATCCAAATTAGCGAAACCAGTAGACACTCCTTGTCCATGCCCATTATCATAAATATCAAATAATTGATTTGTAAATTTTTGTGCATTATATAATCCACTAACTGGATAAGGATCTGCTTTTGTTGGTAAATGAAATAAAATTTCTTTTCCATGACGCAATAAAACGTCATTAGCATCCTTACAATCATCAGGATAGCGAACTTTAAAACATCTGTGTTTACCTAATCGTCTAGCTAACTCCTCAGACATGGCATTTCCAGCTTCATCTTTGTCCATAGATAGAACTATCTTATTGATTTCATTGAGTTTATCTATGCTATTCCAAATAAATTTAAACTTTGTATCTTCATGTGGATGTGTCTTACCATTGACAACTTTTGCAACTGCCCCTGATGGTATTGATATGACATTGGTATGCCCACTTTCATAATAAGAAAGTGCATCTATTTCACCCTCACAAATAATTAGCTCTTTGTTCTCAGATTTTAATACATTATCAACTACGTCTATATTATAAAACTGATCTGCACTACCCTGACTTGCAAAACCTTTTTGTCTACAACTTCTTATTTTGGCAAAAGAAATACTTTCATCTGTGCCATAGGGAAATACAACACAATCTACCTCTCCCAAGTTGGCTATATAATTTATTTTTTGTTTAATATTAAAATGTTCAACTGTAGTTTTCGAGATGCCTCTATTTTTAAAAAATTCCATGCCTGATTTGCCTAAATTTTGCCATGTTTCTCTCGCTTTATCTACTTCAAACATATCCACTACTTTACTCTCTCTCTTAGAATTATAATTGTATTTGACTTCACCAGTTGCGTTGCAATGCCAACATTGATAAATGATTTTATCCGAATTTACTTTAACAGACAAAGTTTTTTGATTTTTCTTTTTTCGTGTGTGATTACATGAGGGGCATATAATTTTATGTTGCCCATCACCTAAATAATTAGCTTTTAGTTTTATTATTTCTTCCATACTATCTCCCTATAGTTATATAAGTATACTAGTTATAAGTATACTAGTTATAATTATACTAGTTATAACTAGTAGAACGTCTTAATTGTTCTTTTGAGAGTTTCACCTAATATTCTAGCTTCTTGTGGTGACCCCAAAATTATCTCCTTTAGGTAATATTTCAGATTTTCATGATTAAGACAAGCAAATTCGCAACAAATTTCATAATCCTTTGTTTTAATCCAATAAATTATGTTTGCTTTTTTTCTGTTATCTCCAAGATAGAGATCAGAGATCGCTTGGCAAACAACATGTCTCCAAAGGACTGACTCTGATGTGTACTCTTGGTTTGCTCCTATCCAATGCCCAGTATATATGCTTTTCTTTGACTTGCCTATCATTCTCGTAAATCTTACCTTGCATACAATCTAAAATTAAACTCTCATCCAGATCAGGTCTCTTTGTTTTATAAAAAATAATCATTTCAACCCTTACATCTGTACTGTAAAGAGTTTCTAATGGAGGGCATTGAATGTCAAAGTCTTTTACATATTGTAAAGCTTTTTTTGATTTTATAAATAACATTTTACCTTTTACATAAACTAATTTTCTAGTGTTAGCTTTACTTGCAGGTTCACCCTCAACAATAAATTGAACTTTTTCATTGACTAGTATTGACATGTATTGACCTCTATGGTATTTGTTGTAATAGGAGATAATTTTGAAAATAACAAATAAAACGAACTTGCCACAATCTTTTGTGGATTTCGCAAGATCAGACAAATATAGCAGAGGTAAGGCAGACATATCTGTAACCTCTCTGATAGATAGTCCAAAGATAAATATAATGAAAGATCACTACAACGATTGCATGGAAGTGGATGCAGTTGACATGGTGTGGTCTTTATTTGGTACGGCAGTACATGCCATTTTAGAAACTTCAAAAACATCTGATAACATTATAACTGAAGAAAGATTATTTACAAATGTAAATGGATGGACTTTATCTGGTGCAATTGATAGGCAAGAAATTAAAGATGGCATGGTATCCATTTACGATTACAAAGTTACATCTATGTGGTCTTTAGTTTTTGACAAAGTAGAGTGGGATAGACAACTTAACTGCTATGCATATTTAGTGGAGAAAGAAAAGAATATAAAAGTTAAAGATATAAATATCTGTGTGATAGCTAGAGATTGGAATAAAAGAAAAGCAGAGCAAGACTTTGCATTACCTCAATCACCAGTACAGATAAAAAAAATACCTCTATGGTCTTTTGAAAAAAGAGAGGAATATGTCCAAGAAAGAATGGAGAAGCATCAAGAAGCTCGAGTGTTATTTGATTTGGAAAATGATTTAGGTCTATGCACAGATGAAGAGAGATGGAAAAAGAATGATACTTGGGCAGTAAAGAAAAAAGGACAAAAGAGAGCTTTGAGAGTTTTGAATAGCGAAGAAGAAGCTAAAAAATATATTGCTTGGCATGATGAAACTGACAAAGCTTTTATTCAAAATAGTAAATTAGAGATTGAATTTCGTAGTGGTGAACTTACGAGATGTATGGGCAACTATTGTTCAGTTGCTGAATTTTGTAACCAATATAAAGGAGATGTTAATGCCAAAGAAAAGAACACAAGAGATAATGAAAACTCTTGAAAAAGAAAAAAAGCAGAGAGCAAGAACGAGGAAAGGTCGTTTTGTTGCTGATGATCCAAGCACACCTCAGAATGAAGCTTATGTTCAACCAACTAAAGCTAAAGCTTATGCAAATCATATTAAAGAAGCCACAGATAAAGCACAAAAAAAAGAAGTGGGTTTGTTTAAAAGAATATTAAATAAAATTGCAAGAATTTTGTTTGGAGTTAGATAATGTATAAAGAAGATTTATGTTATCTACCTACACGGAGAATGTGTGACATGAATGAAAAACTTGATAAAAGTTTTTTTGATACAGATCCTGAGAATATTATTCAGCAAGAATTAATAACATACAAGAAAGATGGTAGTAGAATTAAGAAAATATCTTTTATAAGAACTTTCATAGCAAACAAGCACACAGATGTTCATAAGACAGAAATATTTCCATCAGGAGTTTGTGATGACGGTTGATTTAATTAAGGTCATGAATGAAGTAGGTGCTTTTGTTAAAGACGAGGGCGATAAAATTCATGGTAAATCTTATGCTAAGGTGCAAGATCGTGTGAATATTTTTAGAAGAAATTTTGGATTAGATTATAAAATTGAAACAGATTTAATTCATAATGATGATAAGAAAATTATTGTTAAGGCAGTAATAAGAGATAAAGACAACCATGTTATTGCATCAGGATTGGCTGAGGAAATAAGGGGCAGTAGTAAAATTAATACTGTTTCAGCAGTAGAGGTATGTGATACCTCTGCAATAGGCAGAGCCTTAAGTTGTCTAGGTTTGTCAGGTGGTGAATATGCTTCAGCAAATGAGATTGATAATGTTGACAGAAAACAATATCAACAACTATCTAATGATATGATTTCTATGGTGAAAGAAGTCTTTGAAGTATTCTTACCAAGCAAAACAACAGTACAAGAAGTGCAGTCATTCTGGACTTCCAATAATAGTGTGTTTAATAATTTAAAAGAAACACACCCAACAGAGTATGAGAAGATTAAGGAAAAATTCTCAGACAGAATTAAAACCATTAGAAAAGGAGAAAACAATGGATAATCAATTAAGAAAATATGATGCGAGTGGTGCAATGTTTCAAGTGCAGAAGAAGTCACCTAAAGCACCTGACTATACTGGTCAGCTAGAAATAAGTGATGAAGTGTTTGAGGATCTGATAAAACAATATAAGGCTAATAAAGAACTATCTGAAGACAAAAGACCTTATCTCAAAATTAATTTAGTAGGTTGGCGAAAGGTTGCCCAATCAACTGGTAGACCTTTTCTATCTGTACTAGGAAATAAATTTGAAGAATATGTTCCACAGAATAAAAAGGCAGAACAGACACAAGAAGTCAAAACAAGTGAAGCACCTAAGTCAGAAGAACTACCAACAGATTTAATGTAGAGGTTGTAATGACAGAAGAAAAATATAAAGACTTTTTATCTGTTGATGATCTAAAAGAATATTTAAATTGTAGCAAACAAAATATCTACAATATTATTGCTAGTGATGAAACCTTTCCTAAGAGTTATGATATATCTCCCAAGAAAGGTATCAGGCAAGTTAGAAGATGGTCAAAAAATGATATAAATGAATGGATATTATCTAGAGAAATAAATGAAGAGAGAGAAGATAATTGTTAGAAAAATTAGTAAAAAAACTTTGGCAAGGCAAATATGTTTCCGTCAGAGACTATGAAATAAAAAAAGCTATGGCACAAGGTGGTATGGTTATTCGTCACAATGGTCAGTACATGAAGCTGACCAATGACGAACTTTCACAATTAAAAGCTAATCCAAAAGAGATACAATCTTTTTATAAAGGTACTTACAAACTCGTTGATATAAAGTTTGAGCCATACATAAAAGATAAAAACCAATTAGATTTTGAAGACTTATTATGAGAAGAGCTAACGAAAGTTGGAAAAGCTACCATTCTAGACTTTGTAAGATCGTAGATGAGAGACAAACTGAGATAGATGCCTTTATAGTTAACTTTAATTACAAAGTTAAAAAGATTAGGAAAGCACACAATATCTTAAATGCTAAAAATAAGGCAAAGAAAAGACAACAAATACAAGAATACAAAAAGATGATGGGATGTAGCAAATGTGGATACAATCAAAACCCTGATATTCTACATTTTCATCACATAGACCCAAGAACAAAGGTTGCCAATATATCTAGAATGGTTGGTAAAAATCATTCTATGAGAAGAATAAAAGAAGAAATAAATAAGTGTAAACTGTTATGTATAACATGTCATCACAAAGAACATGGGATAAAATGAATATGAAAGACGAAGATTACGAAGAAGTTTATTACGATATTAAAGATACTTATTTAGCTACTGTTAGAAAACTAAAACAGAGAAAATGTTGTGTCTGCAATAAATATTATGAGGTTGAGTTGACCAAAAAAGATAACGATTATCTGGCACAGTTAAGAAAAGAATATGATATATAAGATTATAAATTTAATAAAAAGTGCATGTGAACTTTTGGAGATTGTTTATGGAAAAGTTATGTAAGAAATGTAAGAAAGCAATGAACAAGATTGGGGTCAAAATACATAACTTAGAATTAGTTGATGTTTATAAATGTATAATATGTGGAAGAACCAGAACAAAAGAGGCTAAGGATTTGGCTATCAAATCAAGTCCTATATGGGAGGAAAAAAATGAAACTAGCTGATGGTTTTGAAAAAGCTTTTGTAGGAAGTACTATAAGTGCTTTCACTAGAAGACAAGTTGCATTGTATGATCGTGATATGTGTATATGGATATTAATGGAACGAGATGGAATGAAAGAAAATGAAGCCATCGATTTTTTTGATTTTAATGTTATAGGATCGTGGGTAGGCGAAGATACACCTTTGTTTATAAAAAGGTATCCCATAGATAAAATACAAGATTATATTGAGGTTTAAATGATTGAAGATAAAGATGTAGATGAAGCAGTCCATTGGCTCATGAATAGTGCAGATATTATAGCAACTGCAAAAGCAACTCTAGTTTATTTAGAAGAATATAGAAAATCATTAAAAGCACAGATTATGAAAGAGTATGGAGATATGTCTGTTTCTGCACAAGAAAGAGAAGCTTATGCTAGTGAACGTATGATAGAACATATTAAAGCAATACAAAAAGCTACATATAATTATGAAAGACTTAGATTTAAAAGAGAAGCACAGATGGCGAAGATAGAAACTTGGAGAACCTATCATGCCAATTTGAGATCCGTAAAATTATAGAGGAGAAAACTAAATGACACATTTTAAAATATCAAGAAAAGAATTAGAACTTTTTGTAACAAGCATGAAAGTGTATGAAACGAAGATAGATGAAGAGCATCCCCACTCAGACACTTATCCTTTTTCACATGAAATATCAAAAGAAAAAAGATATATAAACAACACTATTGGCAAAATGGAAAACGAACTTAAAATTAGATCTATGCGAACACACAAGGTTACGACATGAAAAGAGACAATGTAAATAAACCACCTCATTATAATAATGGTGAGATAGAAGCCATAGATGCGATACAATCAGCTTTGGGAGATGGATTTGAATATTATCTACAAGGCAACATATTAAAATATATGTGGAGATATAGGCATAAAAATCAATTAGAGGATCTACAGAAGGCACAATGGTATTTGACTAAGTTAATTGGAGTGAAATCAATACATGCTTCTACCAAAGCGTAAACGCTTTTTAAATAAAAAACATCTACAATTTGTTGCAAGTCATCCTTGTTGTCTTCAGACAATTAGCGAAGATAGATGTCAGGGTTTTGTACAAGCACATCATTTATTGAAACCTTATGACGGATACAGAGGCATGGGCATGAAAGCTAGTGACAATAATTCTGTGCCACTCTGTCAGTATCATCATGCACGATTACATGATGGCTTTGGCGATGAAGATAAGTTTTGGGATTATCATGGTCTTATCCATGACTATGGTAGAAACTATGCTAAGCTTCTATATATTAACTTTTTAATAAATAATTCTAACTAGCTTCTTTTAATCCAGCAGATCTCATTAGGATTAGACCTCTTTTTTGAAACTCATTTATTTTCTTTCTTATATTTTTAATAAGTTTCTTTTTTCTCTCTTCTTCTAATCGTGGGTTTTTTTCTATTTTTTTAATTTGCCTTAACAATCTATTTCTTGCATTATCTAATGCTTTAACTCTACCAAAAATCTTTAATTCTTCTTTATATTTACTGGAAACATCGTTAAATCTTTCTGTGTCTCCAGCTCTTCTCGCTAAGTCTAACTCTGCAAATATCGTAAATAGCTCTTTTCTATTTTCTAAATATGTTCCAGTATCAGCTATCTCTGAGGGTGTAGCTATAATTTTTCTTGCTAAAGGTATCCTTGGAACAATTTTACCCTCAAAATCACCTGCTAGGATTTCAGGCACATCAAAAGCTATTGTTTCCCCTGTCCTTAAAACAAAACGACCTGCACCACCTGTTACATAATCAAACCAAAACTGTATTGTGTCTGGAGATATATCTATTAATCCAGAACGTAATTCATTACCCCCTAATTCATTTAAGGTTTTGGCTATTGCTTTTGGTATTTCACCAGTTGTATTCCAATGGCTATGTGAGTCTGGAGTTGGTACAGATGCGAAGGTAGGCGAATCTTTGGTTATAGGGTCACCTTTATAATCTTTATTAATATATAAACTAACAAATGGGTCAGCGACTGTTGGTGATACAAAATTTAAAAAGGACTCTGTGCCACCTAAAGGATTGACCATTTCTGTTAAAGTAGCGAGGATAGTGTTCGTTGCTTCTCCTGCTGTGTATTCGCCTCTAGCCGCTCTACTCAATGCCCTACCTGTGTTAACCGCCATGTTAAGACCATAACCAAGTGGTATTTTAATCATCTTATCACCAGTGCCAGTTAACCAGTCTATAGGTAGAATTAAATTATGTTCCAATTCATAGGTTGATAATTCGTCATAATCTAATATGCCATCTTCATCTTCATCACCTGATGCTAAAGCATTTAATTGATCCTGTAATATTCCATAAACAAATAAACCTGCCCAAAACTTTTGCACTCTTTTTGATTTTACAGCCGCATTGAACAAAGCCATAGATCCTTGCAAAGATGCATTATAAAATAAAAACCATGCGTTCATAAAACCTTTATCTTCACCACCCTTAGCAAAGTTAACGGTTATATCTCTAGCTGCTTCAGCGGCTCTTTCTAATGTCATGCCTCTGTTTCTTAATGCTCTAAATGTTGCGACACGAACACCATTTTCAACCGCTGTATTATAATCATCTAGAAAAGATAAGATAGATTTTCCCTTAGATAGAAATGCATTTTTTACTAAACCTAACTTTCCTAAACGACTATTCTCACCTACATTTCCTAAAACTTCTCTTAAATTTCTAACCTGTGTTTCTAAATCACCCATCTGGTTTGTTGCGTTCTGACCACCATATTCTCTAAATAATAAATACTCTTTCGCCCACTCTGTATCTACTTCTCCAGTTCTAAGATTATCTCTTATACCTCTCAATGCTTTAAATGTATTGTATGCAACTTCTTTAGTGATACCTTTTTCTCCATACTGTTGAATATTAACACCAGCAGTCTCTAAATCCTTTGCAAAGTTAGGTATAACAAAAGATGGATTCCATGATGTATTTACATTAGAAAGAAATCTATTGATTTGAGACATCGCTCTTACAACGGTACCCATGTTGTCAGGTGAATAATGAATTTTCATAGCTCTGGCTATTCTTGGATCATTTAAATATATCGCAACATCTTTTCCATTTTCTCGTACATTAATAACATGCAAAGCTATTTCTTTTGCTCCACTAGATTTTCTTAATTCTGTTAATTCTTTTTCATCTAGCACTCGTGCTATGTCTTTCATATTTTCTCTTAATTGAGAATTTTCTGTGCCTTGCTCTTCTATAGTTGTATCGATACCTCTGGTTAAATTTAAGAGTGATCTCCCTACCTTATTTCTCTCAGCTAATTCTATAGTTTTTTGATTTTGTGACATTAATGAAGGAATAATATATTCTGCATAACCCGAAGGTCTGCCTTCTTTGATAGATGGATCAGGTCTGCCTTTAGCTCCAAAATAAGTACCTTTAGTTCTAGGAACTATCTCCTCTGCTAAATCATCATTTATTTCTTGTTCTTGAGTTATATCTCCTCGTAACGGCACATAATTACTAAATCTATTCATGGCTTCCATTTCATTAGATGGTATCAACCCTGAATTAATTCTTTGATTAGTTGTATCTTGAGTTATTTCTCTTGCTTTTACAGCTATTTGTGAGAATACTTCATTGTTTTCAAGATTTTCAAACCAATTCAAATATGTTTGAGCCTCAGAGTCTGCCATAGATGACCCAAGACCTCTTCCCATTTGTTCACTTACAAACTCATTTCTCTCTTTTGCATGTCTTGCATATAAATATAAATCTGCTAAAGCTAACCTTATATCAGGATATTTTTCTTTATATATTCTAAATGCTATCGTTCCTTTTGTTGCCTCCAAAGTATCAAGCTCAGACTGGTTAACATTTATCTTTTCTATTAACTCTCCCATAGGTGTGTAAAAATTTTCATAAGCTTTAATACTTAAATCTTTTACTCTTCCATGAAATAACTTTTCTTTCATATACGGATCTAATGCATCAGCAATATTTAAACCTTGATTTCTAAGTTGATCTAACATTTTACCTACAGGTTGAAATGCGTCTTGAAATCTTGTTACAATTCTTTCTGCAATAACGGTAGCTTTGTCTTCTGGAAAGAATATTTTTAAAGGTTTGCTTAAGAAAGGTGCAAGTGTATTATATCTTATATTTTGTTGTTTTGCTTCAATCTGTTGATCTGTTTTTTCTGCACTCTCTGGTATAACTTCTTGGACAGGTATGGCACTAAAATCTCTCAATTCGTTAAAAAATGTTTTTACATAATAAAAATTAGCACCCACAGGTATATTTGGATTTTCAAATGATCCAACTGGTGGTAATCCACTCGTGTCTTCAGGATCAGGTCTCATTCGTGATCCTTTAAATAATACTAATTTTAATGGCTGTACATCTTTACCAGTTTTTCTATTGTTTAAAGCAGAACCTTTTTTTAATTTTAAAGTTATATTTCCATTATTAAAATTTTCATCTACAGTAAAATCTTTGTTTTCTTCGATAGTATGTTTACCAGCTGGATTTCTAACTATATATTCTTTTGCTTTTTTAATAATAGCAGATAACGCATCTTCAGGTCTTTTATAATTCGTTAATCTTAATAAATCATTTAAATGAGAAACAAATTCTCTTTGAACCCCTGGTCTACGACCTTCCATGTGCAATAAACCAAAGCTACCCAACCCATCACCATACGTCATATTATCATTTAAATCTCTTGTGCTTGTAAAATGTCTGCCTTTAGGAAATAAAACATTTAATAACCTACCTTTGAAAGGTATTACTCCAAAAGTTCTGCCTCCTTGAGGACTTGCTACTAAATCAAATATCTCTTGTGTTGGTAAAGAAGAATACTCTTTATTTATTCTTTCGGTTGTGATGTTTGTTTCAAGTCTTTCTGCGAAGTTGAGTAGTTCTTGTCGAAAAGTGTCTGGATCAATCTTGCGGTTTTCAAGCCTAAGGACTGACCTTTCTTCTCTTGGATCAACTCTACCTGTTTCAGCAGTGTCTCTAGCTCTAAGTCTTTGTCCATATCCACCTCTTTCTAATATTTCACGATATATTCCATCTGACATAAGTGTAGCAAAGTCTGGAACACTCGCTACATCTTGATTAGTTAATGCACCTGATATTAAAAGTTCACTTGCACTTTTTGGCGAGTATTTTGCCATATCGCCTAATGCTTTTGTTATAGACCAAACAGTTTCTTGTATCTCTGCTGGTGTCCATAACTCACCAGTTATTTGTGTTGCTACCTCTGCCGCTTCTCTAGTTTTCGCAGATAGGGCTATGTAAGATACTTTCTTCTGAGCTATTTTCCCAATTACATCTTGCCCCGTACCCAGAGCTATTTCTTGTTTAGTAGGATCTCTCTTTAATCGGTCTTTTAATAATTTTGGATCTATGTCTACAGCTGCGTAGTTTACCATCCAAGTGTCATTTGTTATTTCTTCTACATTACCAATTAAGTTCATCATAAATGAGTTTACTTTTGGACCTGATAACAAAATGCCCATCTCCTGCCCATCAGGCGTAGATAGAGATCTTAATAAGTTGTTTTGATATAAATCAAACTCATTACCAATAGCTATTCTGCTTACTTCTTCTATTCTCTGCAAATCTGTTGGTCTACCGTTATTATTCCAAGCTATCCAAACTTTGAGTGCATTAGATAAATTTCTTTCTACAGGAGTTTGCGGTGATGTAGCAGCTAATAAAGCTGCAAATCTTCTACCATCATGCACACCAAATAAATCAACTATGCCCTGTGCTGATTTTTTGTACCAACCTTTCTTTTCTATACCTGCAACAGCTACATTAGCCATTTCAAAAGATGAAGGTAAATTCTGTGTAAATAGTTTAAAAAGTTCATCTGATCTTTTTTTACCAAACCTGTCAGTAGAAAAAACATAATTTTGTTCTGCAGGTAATAAATATTTACCTATATCCTTAGCGCCTCCTGGTAAGGGAAGAGCACTAAAATTTTTTTCTTTTGCAGGCTTTACAGATAGAGGTTGAAATATTGCTGCGGTTAAACCTAAGTCTGAATTATTTGCAAAGTAACCTATAAACCCTTCTTCTTTTATATACTTTTCTAATAAAGTTGTTGCATATAAATCTTGATCGGGGTCTCCTACAGAATTTAAAATTGCTTTAGCTCTTAGTTTCAAATCATCTATATCAATATTATACAAGTTTTCTAAAGGCACTTTTGTTTCATAAATATTATCACCTACACTTATTCCCACACCCTCTTCTTTTTTGTATCCGTAATCTTTATCTACATCTAATCCGTAGTAACTTCTTTCTGGATAATCTTTTGGAAAATATCTTCTACGAATTGATTCCTGACCTCTTATATTATTGTTAGTGCCCTGCTTATCAGGTCTAATTTCTTCCAAACCACTGATTGGACTATAATGTGTCAGAGTGACTAATCCATTTTCATCTGTTTCTGGTTCAATTATTAATCCTCTGTTTTCGGTGCTGGTTCTCCCCGTAGATCTTTTTTGAGATTCTTTAAAATCTCGAAGCTTGGATTTGATTTCACCTCTATTCCTTGCTTCTTCAAATTTTTTATCAAGCTGTTGAACGTATCTTCTACGGTCATCGTGGGCGTTACTATCGTAAGCACTGGTTTCTTTGAGTTTTTTGATTCCATCTTGAGTCCTCGTTTCTTCAAAAGTTCCTAAATTAAATATAGCTTTTTGTTTAGCTGCATCTGCTAAATACAATGCATCATTTGTATCATCTACCACCATAGATGAGTCTAAATTAAATTCATTTGTTTCTTTATCAAACCAACCACCTGCAAACATTTTAACATTACCTAATCTTGACATTAAAGTAACAGTTTCTGCAAATTCATACACCTGATCTACAGTCAAATTATTTGGATCTACTTTTATCTCCGCTTTTTTTACAGGTGCAACGGCAATGCCAGACTGAACCGCAGGAAATTCTAAAGAGTCAACATCTATTGTAAATCCATCTGGGTTGTTTTTTATAAATTCTAATAATCTACCTGCATCATCCTCTGTTTTGAGAGCACTATAATCATAAACTTGTGGTGAATATAATTCACCTTCTTTCATTTTATCGTTAGATGGATATACATTTATCTGCCCTAATGATCTTGATCGCAATCCAGAAGGCTCTAATTGATAACCTTCATCCTTTACAACTTTTCTTACCTCTTTGGCAGATAAGTTACCTCTTGCATATTGTGATAACGCATCTTGTACATTTTTATTATAAGGAGTTTGTACATCAGCATCATATTCTGTGAGTGTAGTTTTTAATTTTCTTGGAATAGCATCCTCTTGATTTTTACTCATAAAATATGACAGTAATTGATTATTACCATAAAAAGCACCCTCTTCATTTGTTCTTGGGGTGTCAACTACTATTATTTCTCTTTCTTCTATACCTCCAACAAAGGCAACTTCTTCTAACCCTACTTGATGATACGAGTATATTTTTTCTGGTTGTGGTGTTTGTGTTTGTATTTCTACATAATTTTCTATTCTCATCAAATTTATTTTTCCGTTAGGAAAAGCTTTTTGTAAATTTTGTTGTAAAACTTTATAATACTCATCATATTGTGGATCTAATATTGCTAAATTTAAAGCCTGTCTATTATTATCTTGTATATATAGTTCTAGATTAGAGCCTATTGTAGAAAACTCTGTTAAAGCACCTTCTTTACCCATATTTTCAAACAATCCCTCTTTTTGAAAATCTGTTCTAGTTTCTTTATTTTGTGTTTTTATATCTTGAGGATTTTGTACAAAGTCAGTAGGCGCTAATATCAAAGCACTTTTTTGAATACCTTCTGTTTTTGCACCAGTTCTTTGTCTGGCACCAATTTGCTTTTCCGTATCTGTGGATAATATATTATCAAATATTTGTTCTGCTTTTGTAAATCCTTCTTTAGCATGAGCATTAAATATTGCTTTTATGGCATTGATAATCTTATCAAATATTGTTTTAGGTCGTGCAACTAATTTAACTTTACCACTAGCATAGTCTCTGAATAATTCAGCTACTGCTTCTTCTGCTTGTTTATCAGGTTTTAAATCTGGTCTCATTTGTGAAGACCGATCAAGATAACTATATTTTCTTACTATTGGTTTGCCATCTGCTATAAATACATAATTTCTTTTCGTGGCAGCTTCCACCAATGTATTAAATTCTTTTGGTGTAATTATTTGTAAGTTTCTTACAACATGAATTATCTCATGGCTCATAACACTTCTTAAATTACTTAATAACTGTTTATCAGACATTTGAGGATCATAAAGTGCCATAGATAGAGCTATAACTTTTTGACCATTTTCTGTGCCAAAAAATCCCTCCACAACCTCACCAGGTTTCTCATCTGCCACATCTTTTACTTTTACCTTTACATCACTTAAACCTAAGCTATTAAGCTCCTTTTGTAAGGTTTCTTCCATTCTAGTTTTCTTGGCAAAATACTCAGGTGTGGGATTAAAACTATCCATTGTAGATATTTTTTCTGCCTCTGGATTAGCCTTGCTGTCAGCTAAATCTAAATACTTTAAGTCTGTTAATTCTTTTTTTTGTTTACGGCTTAAATAACTATTTATTAATGATTTGTATTTATCCTCAGTAATTAATTTTGTTTCTGTAAAATTATTTATTTCTTCATCTATTAATTTTATTTTTTCATCAGCATCTAATCTAGATTTTTCGTCTTTTGAATTTTTTTGAATATCTAACAGTTTCTTTTTTTCTTTCATCTTAGCATCCAAAGCACCATCTATATTCACTAAATCATTGTCTAAATCCATTATGGTCTGAAAAGTTAAGTTTGGTTTTTGTTTTGCTTTTTCTATATTAGCTGCCTCTGCTCCAGCTACAGCCTCTATTTCTTGTATAGTCGTATCAGCGTCTACATCACTAGGTGATTCTTCTCTTTTTACATTAATTCTATCTATTCTAATTTTTTGTGCAATTTTAGGATCTAATGTATCTAACTTTATAGATGCAAAAGGGGTTGTGGTTTCTTTTGCTGCATCTAATAAATCTTTTGTTTTTGTTTCTGTCTGATTAACTTTTTGAGTTGTTTCTTCTTCTGGTTTGATATTAGGATTTGCTTTTATTTTTTCTACAATATTTTTAGCATTATTAGCCAAGACTTGATTTCTTTGAATTTCTAATCTTTGGTCTTTAGCTAACTCTTCAAACTTTGAAGCATCAGGATCTTTTTGACCAAAAAGAGTTTGTCCTGTGCCTCTAACTGCACCACCCAATAATCCAGCAGCAGCTGCAACTTCTTTGTATTCATCTATAGCTTCTTCACTTGTAAGTGATTTACCTGCTTGAAATCTTTCTATAACTTGTTGCCCTAGTTCTGTTGGCACTTCTATAATAGTACCTGCTGCAATTCCTTTAGCAGCACTACCCGCAACCTCCGAGGCTTTTACCCCCTTAGTAAATAAACCACCGCCTGCAAAAAGCTTTCCTGTAAATCCTGATATTAATAATCTATCTGCAATAAGATCTAGTGGTGCTTGTAAAGTTGCTGCTAAAAAGGCAGCTCCCTCACTAACTTCTATTTTATTACCTTTTTCTATTTCTTCTTTTTGTGCCTCTCTATTAGCCCCATAAAAAAATGGTAAATTTGCACCTAAGCCTCCTATAATCGTACCAGCTGCAACCCCCACAGGACCAAATGGTGCACCCGCAGCAGCACCTGCTCCTGAACCCGCTAAAGTATAACCAAGATTTGGTATTTGTTCTCCTAACGTAGATGCAGTCCAATCGAAAAAACTACCTATGTCATCTATATTTTTTAATCTTACAGCCTTATCCGAGTTAGCTTGTATCTCTTCCTTATTGCGTTTAACAACTTCTGCACCATAATCTTCTATAGGTTCTATGCCAGTTAACTTACCTACACCCTCAGCAGCACTACCTAAGCTTTTTTGAATAAGATCAACACCCCTGCCAAAAGCTTGTGTGAATATAGAACTTTCATCCTCATCCTCCACAGAACGTTGTGGTTTTTCATTTTCTAAAATAAAATTTGATATTGCGATGTCTTCCTCAGCATTTGGAACATCACCCGCTATCTTAAATGTATAAAGTTCATTCGTTAAATTGCTTCTAACATCAAAAAACCCCATAGTTACTTATCCTTTTTAGTAAGATCTAAATCAACCTCTCTAAAGTTTGCATAACCAGGAAATTCTCTAATTAACCGTAAGGTTTCTTTTATATTGTTATCTATATTTTTCACAGCTTCAGGATCTGATGTAGTTAAATCTTTGGCATATTCAGTTTTTAAAGTTCTAAACCTATTAAGATTTGTAAATAACTCAGGTAATGTTAATCCTTTTTTAGAGGCTTTTGCAAGTTTGGCTCTAGCATTAATTAAATCTATCACCCCTTCTGTATATCTTTTCCTAGCAGCTGCTACCGCATCTAATCCTTCTCCTGCTGCCTCTGATATTGTTTTTGTTGGATCGGCTAAAGCTAACCCTGCTCTGGCTAAGGCTAAATATTTATCAACTTCTTTATCTTTTTGTAATCTTTCTTGTAAATTTATAATGTCTTGTTCTAATGATGATGTTGTTGATGTTCCTGGTACTGAACCTACTGCTGGTCTAAAAGTACGAGTAGTGTCTTGATCTTTTTTATTCTTATCTGTTGTGTCTTTTACTGTGCCATCTTTTTTCAATTCTACTTCTTTTTTTACTACCCTTGTTTTACCAGAAGCATCTTTTTCTGTAACATTTGTTTTAACAAATTGTTTACCGTCTTTAGTAATTATTTCTCCCTCATTTGTATCTACCGCAGGTTCACCAAAAACATCTTTTGAATCAATAAAACCTGCTTGTGCACGACTTGCTTTTTCTAAGTTTAGTAAATCTTGATATGATGTTAATGGTTTAGGTAATTTTGATCCTGAAACTTCATCAGATTCATCAAAAGGTCTAAGACCAGCACCATAAGCTGCTTCAAATCCTATCTCACCAGGCTGGAGAGATCTTTTTCCTGCTAAAAATCTTGGAAGAAACATGTCTGGTCTATCTAATCCTGCTGGACCAAATTCACCCGCCATAGAATTATCTTTTTCTTTTTTAGGACCTGCTACAGCTGTTCTAATCAATCCTAACCCACCATCATCATCATCAAAACTCTCTCTACCATAATTCACAATTAACTCATTAACAACTGATGGATCATCTGTTTTAGAGCTTTGAATCATTAGATTATAATCTTGATCTGTAAATGGTTGTTGATTTTTATTTTCAAATTTTACAATAGATTTCATTATCTGTGCTTTTGTATTATCATCATCTAAATCTATTTCAGAATCCGTACTAACACCTAAATCTCGTGCTATGAAACTTTTATAATTTTTTCTTGATGCTTCTGTATTATCTTTTTTTGGTGCATATCTATCTATCATGGCATCAATATTGTTTATTCCATAATCTCTTTTATACGTTGATAGTATTCTAGACAAAGCCCTGCCACCAAAAATTGGATTTTTAAATGTTGCATAACCTCCACCTTGACCTGTCTCACCTATAAATTCACCTGTTGGTCTAATGTTTCCAGGATTATTCTGCCTAAAACCAATTGTTTGACCTCCCTTTTGCATCTCCATAGGCTCTGAGAGACCCTTCATTTTTTTTACAAACTCCGCCATCTCTTCCATAGACATGTTAGAAAAGTCCATGTCTTCTTGATCTCCTAACAATCCACCTCCTTGCATTTGCATTGGTTGTCTCATACTCATTGGCATGGATGTGCCTACCCCTCCAGAAAGTTCACTTGCACTTTTTGGAGCTAAAGCCTCAGCTAATTGTGGTAACCCTTCTTGTGGCATACCCGCCATGACAACTGCCTCTTGTGCTACAGTTGGTTCATTTGCAGACATTCTAGCATTGAAGTCATCTTTTACTCTTTTTCTTCTGGTTAACTCAGATAAAACTAAAAACTGTGGAGCTATGCCAGATGGGCTTTGTATCTCATCAACTAACTGTTGCTCTGAAAAGTTTTTTAAATCATCCTGAACTTGTATAATATTCATCATATGCCAGTTAACCCTTTATATAAACCTAACCCTGCGATGCCTGTGCCTAATATATCTCTGACAGGATTATACTGTGTAAACTTTTGTGTTTCTGTGGATGGTTGTACAGGCACACCTCTTAGTATTGAAGACAAGAATGTTAAACTTTCTCTAGGAAAATCTCTTTGTCTTACAAAATCTTCATAAGATAAATCTAAACCAGCTTGTCTTGCCGCTTGTTCATCCTTGCCTATTTGCTCTAGAAGCTGTGCTGCTTGTACATCACCAGCTCTTGCTTTGTCTCCAAGAGCAGCTAACTGAGCTGCTTGTTGTGTTGCACTTTCAGCCGCAGATATACCCAGTCTTTCACCTGCTTCTCTTGCGGCTCTATCTCTTTCAAATTGTGTTTGAGCTTGTTCAAACGCTTTTTGCTGCCCTGTAGCTTGTATTTGTGCAAGTCTATCTCTTAGCTCTTCACCAGCTAATGCTTCCGCAACAGCTGACCTACTGCCACCAAAAGCACCAGCTTGTATTGCTTGTTGATCTCTGGCAGCTCTAGCCCTATCAAAGTCTAAGACCGCTTGTGCTTTTTCTACATCCACAACATTCTGCATAAATGGAGACATATATTGTTGAGCTATACCTGCATCTGTAAACATTTGAGGTCTGAAATCAAAAGTCTGAGCAGCTCTTCCAATTCCTGCTGTGGTTGCAGCTTGTGCTGTGGGCAGTCCTTCGATACCTCGACCCGCTAGATCTCTTACTCTAGCTCTAGACTGAATTACATCTTGTCCTGTATCCGCAAGTCTTTGCCCAGGAAAACCTTCATAGTCTCTTTTTGATTCTGCTTCAGATCTCTGTAGTAATCTTTCAAAGTAAGGCTGAACATATTTCGGTAAATTACTTTGAACTACGGTTTGTTCTGTTGGTGTTGGTTGAGATCTACCTTTACCCATTATTTAACTCCATACGATATGCAATATACTCAGGTTGCCATTTAAATTTTTGTAAAATCTTTTTCCATGCTTTTCTGCCATAACCCTCAAGATGTTCACATCCACAGTCTCTGGCAAATTCTTCTAATCTTTGCAATGCCAAGGGTAACCACTCTGTCATGCGCTTACCACCAACCCAATCCATAGCCATAGCTTTTCTATTGGGATACTTTATAATTCTTGTTGTGATTGCAGCTATCACCTTATCATCACCTTTATCGTCTATAATTAACCAAAGATTGTACAATCCTTCTGTTAAATCATTATAAATATCATCAATATGATATTTACCTTTACTTGTTTGTATAGCTTGATTTAGTAAAGAACTTACATCAGACCAAACTATATCTATTGCCTCACGAGGTACAGCAGTACAAATCATGCAGGTAACATCTCATCTGCTGGTACATCATCAGGCTGTTCTGTCATGCCTGTTCTCATTTGTCTAACTCTATCCATCATGTCATAAAGTCTTCTAGATCCTGCATCTGATGAACCATTACCTAATCCGCTTACAACATCTGCTGGAACAATAAACTCACCATCACTCAGTAATACGTCTTGCTCTCCTTCTAAAGTAGCTGGAACCATGTCATCCATACCATCTCCCGTTCCCTCTACCATGCCTTCAGATGCCTCTACATTTTCATCAAATGTCCCATCTTGCACTTTTAATACTAAATCTTTTAGTGCTTCTTCACCAAATCTAGCTACAAAAACACCTAAAACTTCCTCTGGGTTTGGTAATTCATTTTGTATCGCATCCACAGTTTTACTTATTAGCTCTTTATCATTCATCTCAGATGCATCTTGTTCCATAGAAGCTAATCCACCTTCAGCAAAATTTCTAGGAAATCTAAAATCTATTTCAGGATCAAACCCTGGTCTATATCCAACTGGTATTTTTGCATCTAATCTCTTTGGCTTTACGCCCTCTGGAGCATCACCGATAATCTCATCTTCTTTTTTTGGCATCATAGGTTTTGTGCCTAAACCTGCTAGAGCACCTGCACCTAAAGCAGCTGGTGATTTTAATGATTCAAAAAATGTTGGAGCCGCAGCTGTGTTAGTTGATAAAGATGATAAAGCATTAGGATCAACAAAAGCACTAGTACCACCACCAGTCATTGCTGGTGAAAAAGATGAACCAATAGCACTTTGTGTTTGAGCACCAGCAGTTTTGGCTAAAGCATCACTTCCTGCTCCCCCTATCTTTCCTCCTAAATAACCGCCTAATCCACCTAACGCAGCAGCTTGGAGTGCTTCACTACCCGTTCTTCCTTCTAACAAAGCCCCTAACCCTGAACCTATTGCTGTGGCAGCAAAAGCAGGAACTGCAAATCCAGCTGTACCCAATATAGCTGGTGCTGCTAAACCTAGTATTGCAGATAACATCCCAAACTCCTTTTTTTTAAGTATATCATAAGGTTTTTATCTCGTGAACCCATATTAATTTTTCTATTCTTCTTTGTCTAGTCTTTTACTTGTTATACCTTTGCAAACGGGACACTTGTAAACATCTGCTAATTCTGTTTTTACTAATACCACTTTGCATCTTTCACATAATTCTTGTTCCATTTTATCACTCGTGTGTATCCTTAAATGTCTAAATAAATCTTGTATTATTTTAATTTCTTCTTTCTTTTTGCTTGAGCAAAGTTTTTGGCTGTAGGTGCACCCTTTGCACCTTTCTTTCTCATTTTCTCACCACTACCTGCTTTTATTCTTTTTCTTTTTGCATGTATGTTTCTATATAAACTCATTTTTTCATATTCTCCCTAGCTACACCTCTTGACTTTTCAAAAGATCTCATGCCCCCCAATCCTAATAATGAAAGGGTTAAGGTCATAAGTTCACCTGTCTGAAGACTTGGTAAAGTTACATCAGGCATCCAGATAGAAGTAACCCACTCTGCAATAGGCATAATAAAAAATTGAGTTAGGAGCCCAAGAGCACAGATCCACATTATGGCGGGGCGAGCACCTGCCACAAATAATGATGGATGCTTCGCCTGTTCTGCATTTGCAGCGATTTGACCTTTTGCTAGTTCCTGAGCATGACGAGAAGCAAGGGTTGCCAAATCATGGCTTAATCTAGCCTGTTGATCTTTGTCTTTGATAAATTTTCCAACCAGACTTGTAACTGGTCCTATAAGTGCTTGTAACATTAATATAACCTCATATCTTTATTTACATTTACTAACTTACAGTAACAATCATACTTTTTAATTTCACCTTGTATTTTAATCTCCTGTTTAGTTAGTCTATCTTTATAATAATTACAGTTATTAACACTGGCTAAATACATCGTGCCCGCTGGTAATCCTGATAAATAACATAACAGGACAAATGCAGGCTTCATGTCACAACCTTTACTGTACCACTATCATTATATAAAGCTCCTGTTTCTAATCCTGTAGCACTTGTTGGCAAATCTGTTAAAGTTATTTTTGTAGCTCTAAGTTCTCCAGGATTTCTTTCTTGTAAAATAAATATTTGCAAAGCTCTAACCAAATCCTCAAGGTAAGCTCTATCTATTATTTCAGGTGGTGTAGGCAACCTAGGTGGTGGTACATTTACTAATGCCATTATCTTCTACCATCCTCTCTTACATCTATTCTTGGGGTTCCCATTTTAAATTTACAACCAGTAGCTGATGAAGCAAGCTTTATTGCAAATGATCTGCCTCGTATTCTATAATCTAATTTTTCTGTAAACTGCTCTACAGGACTGGTTGCTGTTCTTGTTGCAGTACCATCGCTAGTTTGTAAAAAATCAGCCCCAGGAAAATCTCTTGCCTTTACAGTAAATGTTGCGTTTGGTGAACTACCTGTTGTAGATCCTATAAATGTTAAATCAGGTATAACTCTTCGTATTGATAAAAACTTATCACCATCACCTATATCCATAGGAGCAGACTCAACAAAAGCGGTCATGGCACTTGTATCATCATCAAATCCTGACTCATGATTAAATAGATAAGAACTACCAGCTGCAATAGGAAATGTCCTAACACCCCTATCTATCCATGCTGTTCTCACAATATTTCCATAATACCAAACTTTTTCATTATAATTATATATTACATATTTATCATTTTCAGTAGAGGTTAATGATGGATAAAACCACCACACCTCACCAAATTCAGAATTGATACCAGCTACAACCTTGTCTTTTTCTTCCATATTAAAATCTAAAAAAACTTTATCTTTAACCGTGCACGGTAATTGAGAAGTCTGTCCAGCATGTATGTAAAAATTATCTATCCCCATCCAATACACAACATCCTCTGTGGCTATGGCGGAGGCTGGGGACATTATTGTGATATTAGATGCAAGCTGTGATATACCAAATGTAAATGGAGGTCCTATAAACTGCATACTATGTAAAGATTTATCCGTATAAACTAATATTTCTCTTTTTGTCTCTACAGCTTGTACAAAGGTAGAGCCTGCACCTAATCTTAAATCACCAGCGGTGTTCGTGGTTGTAGGAAACCAATCTACAGGATTTTCTTGACTGCTAAATCTTATTAATAAAGGATCTTGTATACCATCACCTTGTGTCGCAGAACTACTACCACCAACTCCATCACAACCAAAAGCTATAACATGTCTGTCTACATCAGATACTAATATTTGTTTTGCTTTTGTAGGAACACTTTTCTCACCACTAAATGTGGATGTAGCACTAAGTTCTACGGCTCTAGAATCCAGTCCGTTTGTTTTATCCCAATAAAATAAACCAGAATCTCTAGGATTGATAATTAAATCTTCTCCAAAATTATCATGAGACCACGTTCTTATTTGTGCTCCTGCAACTGTAACACTTGCAGCATTTCCCCAGCCAACAAAATCATCCGATGAATCTGCATTTCCTAATATTAAAAACACCACCGAACCATCTGCATGCGAACTTGCCTCTGTGCCGCTTTGTGCTCTAGTAACAGTTAAATCATTTGTTGCTACATTTGTTACTTTTAATATTTCTTCTTCTATTAATATCAAATCGTTGGTTGCTATGCCAGTCCCGCTCGTTACAGTAAGTGTGGTATCTGAGTCACTATATGTGCCTCCTTCATTTATTGTAGTCGATAAAGCACCACTTGTTGTTCCTCCCCATTGACCTGCACTCCATCCTGTGCCTCCAACAGTATTATCTAATCCTGTATTTACCTGATATGTTCCAACTGTGCTTGATCCCCCATTACCCGTATCAGATGAGTTTGCAGTAACACTTACAGTTATTTCATATTTATTTGATGCAACAAATCGAGTTATTTGATGTTCTGCATTTAATATAGAAGCTGTTACCAAGCCCCCTAAACTTACAGCATCAGAGAAGGTTACAAAATCATTTACAATAGCTCCATGACCCGCATCTGTAACGGTAATTATATTGGAGCCATTAGATGCAGCAAAAGTCACATCACCTGCACTTGTTGTTAATCTAATGGGTGTAATATCATTAAAATCTTCTCCTTGCTCTATGTAATATTTTAAATGTGTTCCAACTCCTAAAAAGTCTGAGCCATCTAAAGCGACCCAGTTGTGCAATCTTCTGGCTGATCCAAGATATGTGTTTTGACTATATTTTATCCAACCTCCTATTTTTTCTGGATACCCATTTCTAAATCTAACTTTATCACAATCAAAATATCCATTTTCATTACTTAATCCAGTTATGTCTCTATTTATACCAGGATTAAATTTTAGAGTTTGTAATGTCATTATGAACTACCTCCCAATCTTGTGCCGTTAGCTGTGAATGTAGTTGTGCTAGTTCCATCTAAAAATTTACCTGCCGCACCACCAGATCCAGGAGCACCAAATGCACCTCCACCTGCACCCCCTGATCCTGCCTGTCCTAAATCTCCACCATCTCCTCCAGCAGTTGCAGCACCAGATCCTGAACCGCTTCCGCCATTCGTAGCCGTACCATCAGATCCAGTTCCTCCTTGAGTTCCATTGCCTTGTCCACCAGCACCTACTATGGTACCAGCTCCGCCACCGCCTCCTCCGCCTCCAGCGGTATCAACAACATCACCAGCACCACCGCCACCACCACCTCCAGCGATTGTACCGCTTGTGTTATCTATGATTGTTGTCATTGTTGTTTTTAAAGCTGTTCCTCCATCTCCACCATCTTTATTTGATTTACCATCTGCGTTAGTGCTTCGACCATTATTACCATCATTATTTATTCCACCACGACCACCAGCACCTCTAATAGTACCATTATTTGTTATATTTAAAATAGATCCTGTTGTTGCAAAACCTATTGTTCCTGTTTGGAAAGAGGGCGTTGTATGTGAAGTTGATCCTATTACCACACCTGCATTTATTGTTAAATTTATTCTCACTCTGTCCGTGCCATTATAACTTGTGTTACCTGCTAGATGTGTAGCTAAATTAAAATCATTTGTACTAGAACTTATAGTAATATTAAATACGAGTTCTCCACCTGAGCCAAATCCTAAAACATTGTAACCAAAATTTGTCATTATGTGTCATTCTTTGCATCTGTTGTAAAAAATATTTTAATACCAAGTAACCTAGCATCACCGCTTTGATCATCTTCAGAAACATCTCTCATAACTTGAAAGAATACAAACTCATCTGTAGATGGTGAACCTGCGATAGTTACAGCACCACTCTCTGCTGTGACATTTAAATCATTGGAGGTCCCACTGTGTGCTTTAGCTGTTGCTACAACATTTGTACCAAAAGCTGTATTACAGGAACCATCGTCAGCAATAGCAACTCCTGATAATCCCCATGCTACAGTACCCGTGTTTGTTCCCGTTACAGTAAAAAAAGCTTGAAAAGTTATTGTACCTTCGTTCCAAGACTTTGGAAAAGCTACAGTAAACTGTGCATTTTCATCTGAGCTTGGATCAAAATCCAATACTTTAATTTCAGGACCATTTGATAACTCTACTTGTGTAAGTGTAGAGCAACCGTTTGTTGTGTTAGGATACATGGCAGAGGCTGGTACATAGATTGTTTCTTTACCTGCTACCTTTACAGCTGAACCACCAGCCTGTACCGTACCTGTTCCATTCGGCGCAATGTTAATATTCCCATCAGCTCCATCTGTTATTGTTATTGTTCCTGAGTCTGTGCCAGAATTTGTATTTAAAATTAGGTCTCCTGTTCCGTTTGTTGTAATAGTTGCATTAGCATTATTATCTCCAACTTGCACCGTGTCAGCTTGTAAAGTAACATCTCCTGTACCATTAGGAACTATGTCTATATTTCTATTAGATGTAGAAACTATATCAAAAGTCGATATATCTAAGTCAGCACCTAATTGAGGACTGGCATCTAAAGACAATTCTACTGTTTGTTTTGTAACCGCAGCACCAGATCCCGCACCATCTGAAAATACCCACGCAATCTCACCATTAGATATAGTGGCATTATCTCCTGATCCTTGAGATAATATAACTGAGTATGGTCCAGAACTACCAGAGTCTGTTGTGGCATTTTTAACTAAATATACTTTATCCTGATCATTAGGTGATATAGTAACTGTATTGTTAGCTCCAAGTGCCCCTGTAAATACTAGCACTTTAAACCCACCATCAGAAAGAGCACCATCTGTTGTAGTAAGTGTATGTGTTGTTCCAGATAACGATATTGATCCTACACCATTTATAGCTCTATCAATTATGTCAAAATTTAGATTTGTGGTGGTTCCCCAAGTTCCAGCTTGTTCACCAGAACCTATTTTTTCTACCCCTAAATTTGTTGTATAAGAACTTGGCATGTTTCCCTCTTTAATTTATTTCTGTGTATGTTTCTGTTCCAGTAGGCGTTATTTCTGTCCATGTTTCTGTTCCAGAAGGCGTAATCTCAGTATATGACTCATTTGCATCTGGTACTATTTCTATAAACAGTATATCTCCCGAAGCTGTTTTTGTAAAATTTAAATCACTTGATGAAACTCCTGATAATAATAACCCACCAGATGTAGTTTGTTCAAACTCTAAACTAACAGTGGAACTTGTATCATTTACTAATAAAATATTCTCTGTTGTCTGAATAAAATTAAATTCTAATTCTGCTGTTCCTAATTTTTGAAATCCCCCTGCAACACTGGTATTAAAGTTAGCACTTTGTTCAGAAGAAGCAAAATGTAAAACAGAATGATCTGCAAAAGCATGTTCACAGAAAGCTCCTAATCCTAACAACATTTATGCAAGATCTCCAAATATAAGATGTGCCGCAGCGGCATCTACCTTTGTTGTAGTACCACCGCCATGTGTGCCAGTCAATATTGGTAAAGAACCTGTTGCTTGAGTCGCACCTTCCACAAAGATGAATGTTGTATTTTTATCGCCATCAATGCCTTGACCACTGTAGGCATATTCTGCATTACCGAAAGCATTTGAAAAACTTGGAGTCAATTCTCCACTTCCATCATCAGCTATACTTGACACATTTAAACTATCGTCAGACGCAAAATCAGTTCCGTGATTGAACCAAACTTTACACAGACCTTGTTGAAGATTTGTTGTGTTACCAGTTGATCCGCTAGATGTAACACCTGCTTCTCCATGAACAGCAGTTGATCCACTTGTTATTAATCTTGCTAAGTCAGATGCTTTGCTCATGCCAAATCTCCTAGAATTGAACTACAGGCATCATTAGCGGGGTCTGCAAAAGAACTATCCCAGAATCCAACATTGTTTTGACTGGTTGTTCTGGTGTCGGATAAATTACCAACATAATTCATTGATAAATAAGTTTCGTAATTGCTTGTGTTGTTTATATAAGATGCAGATGAACTAGACGCATAGTTTGTATTGCCCATATTTGAAGTTAAATTGTAGGAATATATCCCAGTTCCATCGTCTACCAATGATGAAATATTATTGCTATCATGCACTGTCGTTCCATCCCCAGAAAATGCAATCCATGCCTTTGCACCCT